CATTTAATACAAGGCATGCCGCCGAAATAGCTTTACAAAAATTATTGCAAAAGGAAGTAAAAAAGAGGTAGGATATGTTTGCGATAGCTTTCATAAACGATTTTTATAAACGCGAACGAGGATATTATTATTTCGGAAATGTAAAGCAAGTTGCCTTTGAATTATCGCCCGTGGGGTGCTTTGCCCCGGACAATACCAAAGTTGAATTTATAAAATGGTACTCAACCGAAAAGCGCGCTTTAAATGCTGCAAAGAAAATAGCTAAAAAGTGCGCTTACGTGGTTGGATATCAAGCGGTAGAATGGGGAGAAAAAATCGACAACAAAAAATGGATTGCTATTTAAAAAAGAAAGTAGGCAGGTGATAAAGTGAAGTTTGAAAAACCAACACTGAAAGAATGGAACGCTGCCGAGAAATTAGCTGACCCGGTAGCGTTTAAAGCATGGGTCAAAAGGCTGGTACGCAGGGACAAGAGGTATTTAAAAGAAGTTGCAGCAGAAATGAATATCAATGAAACAGGATTGCACGACCGTTTTAAAAGAGGTTTTGTCAACATTAACGATTTAATAAAGCTGCTGGATAGCCTAGATATGGATTTAATCATCAGAGATAGAAGGTATAACAGATGAAAAACTTGAAAGCGTACAAAGTTATGTGACATATCAAAGGAGTTGAAGTTGTGAGTTTTTATTATATTGAAATCGAAACAAAAGGGTATTACATGGGCGAAATAGTTAAACAAAACAGCAAGCTTAAACCGCGGTGTTGCTTATTGAGAGGAAAATGTTGTAAATATAGCAGTGATATAGAAGCTGCAAAAGCAGCCGAGGAAATAATCACGAAATGCCGAATACCAAAAGACTATATATCGATCAGAAAAGTTATTGACCAAACATCTAGCGGCAATAATTTTAAATCTTTTTTTGATAACCAATTTAAACAATCCTACCGAGAGCAGATAAAAGCAGAGAACAGAGCTTAAAAAATAATTCAAAACATTAATCAAATAAGAAGCATAACTAACGTTACCGAAACGCGAAACTTGAAAAATAACGTGATAAAAGTTATTATTAGATTAACGAATGGTGAAAAAATCATCGTAGATAATCCGAGCAAACTTTTGCAAAACAAAATAAATGAAATATTTAAAGGTGATAACATGGAAAATTCTAATCAGATTGAAGCCCCGGTAAAATTCGGAATTTTAGAAGAAGAAAAAGTTTCCCGCAAATTTTACCCCGTAAAAAATGCCCCTGCCGATACAGTGCTGCCGAAAAGGAAAACAGCAAAAAGCGCAGGTTATGACTTCGTGCTACCCTGTGATGTGCGCTTAAATCCCCACAGCATATCGGCTATTATTCCAACAAACGTTAAAGCGTCTATGCCTGATGATGAAGTGTTAATGCTATATATTCGCAGCTCAATAGGCATTAAACATCATGTAACACTAGCGAATGGGACAGGAATTATTGACGCCGATTATTTTTCCAATCCCGACAACGACGGCAATATAGGCATTTGCCTGCAAAATAACAGTAATGAAATCGTGAGTTTTAAAAAAGGCGAACGGATTATGCAAGGTATTTTTGTTAAATATGCTGTATGCGACAGCGACGATACAAACGAAGTCCGCAAGGGCGGTTTTGGGTCAACGGGAAAAGAATGACGCCCATATTCGCCCTGTAATCGCCTCAAAATACTTTTAGGACAATTACATATACAAGCAAAAATAAAACGCTGTAACCTAAACAGCGTTCAAGAGAGGGGGTATATCATGGATAAGTTTTTTACTGTTCTAAAAGAAAACGGCTTAATTATGAATTTCGTCTTTTTCTGCGTTTGCTTTTTAATTATCGGCGCAGGATTAGCACAAGTGACGAAGTAAAAAAACACCCTGCTAAAAAGCAGGGTGTTTTTTTGTTTAAAAAGAATTGTGAGAAGGGGCAGCTTCTGCATATTTAATTATAGCAACAAGGCGTAAAAGAAGCAACCTTTTATGATTGCTTCTTTTATTTTAATTCAACCGGAGAGCTGACGTCACATAAATATTATAGCATAAAAACAGAAAAAGCAAAGCGTTAACTTTGCTTTTGTCTGCTGCTTTTTAACTTGTTTTGCGTCACATGATAAAAAGGCGGTTTAATTTTGTACCATATTTATTATAGCGCATATATGGTATAATGTAAACAAAAATAAAAAAGCCCCGCAGGGCTTTTTTACTACCAGCTTTATCGTTGGGGAGATAAACCTGATATGTACCGGATTTATTCTATCATATAAAACAGAAAAACGCAAATGTGCGTTGCATTTGCGCTTCTGTGACCCTTTTAGTTACCAGCAATCACCGCTGACTGTGAATGTCTACATTATAGCAGCCGGACGCAAAAAAAGCAACCGTTGCCGATTGCTAATTTTGCAGAGGTTTTGTCGAATGAAAAAATATAAGGGCTATGACTATGCTACACTAAAATTATAACATAGTTAAATAAAAAATAAAAGGGGGCTTACTCATGGCGCAATTAAGCATTTATAACGGCAGTGTTACATCCGGCGGAACAGACGGAACACTAATCACCACAGGCGATATTTTGAAGTACACAGGGGAAAAGGGCGAGCTTGGAACAATAGTTCCCTATGCGCTGCGTGCTGCTTTAACGACCAATGTTTATAACGTTTCGCTTTCTGTTATCGGCAGTAATCCTGAATGGTTACAGATATCGAAAGACGGTAGCACGTGGGGTCAAAAGTTAGAATTTGCGAATATCGGCGATACAAATACATTATTTTATGTGCGCTCAAATATTCCGGAAGGTGCAGAATTCGGACAAACCGTATTAAATAGATTTTTTCTGAAATATGTTGAAACAGTATTAACAGAGGGGTAGGTTTTTTATGGAACTGAATTTATCACCACTAGAAGC